TGTAATGCTGTATTGAACACCATTTACAAACATTGACAGTTTTCTGTTACTATCAGACGATATTTTCAAATGATAGTTTGTACTTGCCGCTACTGTGATAGGTAATCTACTAATATAATCAGTACCACCAATACTATGAACAAAGTGTAGTTTTTCAAAGTCAGTCATTGATTGACCAGAGTTATCCGCATCCGTTAAGAATGTGAAATATGCTTGTTCAGTATCAGTCGCAACTTCTGGAACGTTGGTTTTTTTCAACCCCGCCCAAATATTTTGATTATCAATAGCCGCACTTGTTCTGATGCAAGCTTCCCACGTAACTTGGTTTTCAGTACCCCACTTGACACCTGTCCAAGCAGTTTGTCCACTGTCTAAGTGTGGAGTTAAAATTGCTTGGTCTTGATCAGCGCCTGCTGTTGTTAACGTAACCACTGCAGAAGTAGCGCTTCTAGTAGCTAACGCTGTAGTCATGTTAGTACCTAGTACTTCAAAGTTATTGTTTTTACCTGTTGCTGTTGAACCAGCTTTAAAAACTTTAACTGTTAATGTTCCAGATCCAAGGTCTACCGCACTACCTGTGAAGTTTCCTAAAACAACTGTAGCTACGTTTGATGCTGTTACTGATGCCGTTATAGTTAAGTCTGTAACATCAATACTCATTGTTGCTACCGCATAGTCTCCTAGTGCTGCGCCCGTAACTGTTATGTCTTCCGTTTCTTCATTGCCGTCCGATATGCTGCCCCAGTCTTTTGTTTCTGAGCCTTGTAGGTAAGCGTTAAGAGCAGGAAGTTTATTAAAATACTCTTCAAGATAATATCTTCGAGAGTCTTTCAACCCGTCACCGATCGTTCGATCAGAGACTAGTCCTGTGGATGCAGCTTTACTGATAACTTTAAAATTGTTCTCAGATCGTACTGATCCAGTAAATGTTGTGTTTGCCATAATATTCCTCCTAGAATATTTAAATGTAGTCCCTAGGGGATGTCGACTATACGCGTCTACATTTAAGTTTTTTTAAAATTTGTATAGTGAATAAAATATATATGAAATTTGAGTAGAGTGCAAGGGATCCCTGCATAAAAGTACGTTTTCAGCGATGTGGCGTTTATCTAAGTTGCCACAGAAACTTGGGCAGCTGAATCACTGATTTTGTTTTCTCTATCAGCAACTTTAAACTCTTCAGCTTTGATCTGGGTGATGATACTTTTGATTTTCTCATCAATTTCGACCATATTAAGAGTATATTTTCCGTGTTGATTATACTCATACTGCCACCCTAACTCCAAGGACCTTTTTTGTTTGTATAGGTCTTCGGTCATGATTAACCTCCTCATAGGTTATTCTACGGGGAGTGTCTCTAAACATTCCCGTTGATTCCCACTTTATACTCTTATCTCCTAATTTGTCAAGGATAGATTGTTCAATAGATTCACGATTATCCCCCGCTAAAACTTCAAATTTAGCGTGATAGTCATAAGCCCATATCTGTACTAGGAATTTTTTAAGCATTTCTTACCTTATTTGCAAAATGTGGCGGAACTATGTTCCGCCACAAATTTATTTTGGATTACGCACCCTCTACACCGAAGATACCTCTATAGTCGGATACTCCAAACGAGTATCTTTCTCTAGCTTTGTATCTAACGTTGCCAGTATCGAAATCACCTTCCATAGCAGTTTTTAAAGCTGCTCTTTGGAACATTTTCATACCGTTAGGGACATCAGTAATGATGTACCAACTATCTGTATCAGTTAAGAAATTGTTCACTCTATAACCTTGAGGAACCATTCCCATTGATGCTACAGCGTTGATATCATTATCTGCTGTTCCAGTTCTGCCTTGAGATTTCATTAATCTCTCAGCATTGAACTGATTAGCTGAAGGAATGACCATTTTCATTCCTCTTGATGCGACTCTGATTCCACGTTCATCAGTCATGCCAGCAATGTCAATCAATGCTTGCTCTAATGATGTTTCGTTTAAGTCTGCTTGCGTTGTTAAAGTATTTTTAACTACTGTTCCACTAACCGTTGGGTGGTTAGTTGAAAATAGAGAAACCGCATCACCAGAATCAAAATTATCCGTTGAAGGAAGACCTTGAATCAAAGGTGTTACTGCTTTTACTTGTTTCGCATTAGACATAGATCTTGCTAAAGCTTTTGTATATCTAGACGCAAGTCTGTCATACAAATTATCTTCAATCGCTTCTTCAGTGATTGAAAAAGCTAAAGCAATTGTGTCGTGTGTGTAACGTGCAGTGTAAGTTTCTTGCGCTTCATCGTAATTTACGCCTGATCCTTCCACTTTAACGTTTGCGTTTGCAAAACCACTTAACATTACTTCCTCTTCGAAAGCTCTGTCAGATGATTCTGTTGTATAAATTTCAGCGTGCTGATTTTCATACTGTTTGTACTCCAGGCCGAATAGTGCATTCAAACCTGGTTCTAGTTCTTTCACTAGCTGTGCTCGTGATATTGCCATGTTATTATGCTCCTATGTTCCAGTTCCGACAAATTCGGACAAGTTAGAAACAACTTCTAGAGAACAATAAGCTGCTGTAAGGTCGTTGTTTTCAACTTCCTCAGCACTTCTTAATAATCTCCAAGAGTGTGTTGTGTTATTTGTTGCCGCGATGTCAAGAGTTGCTGTTGATTTACCTGTTGTAGTATCTCCGCCTGTATTTGCAAATACGGAGAAAGTTTCCATAAACTTCACGTGAGCTGCAGGAACTGAACTAGCTACTACATCATCTGAAGCTATAGTATACTTCTGAAAAGGATAATCATTAACAAACGCTTGTGTGTCTTCACTGTTTGCTGGAGTAATTGTTGCATCGTACCAATGTGCCCATGTAGGCTTCTTAGTAGTTGCTGCTGTATAATAGATTCCGAAGAGAACACCTATAGTCGTAACTGTAGTTGCACTTTCACCAGTAATCATATAACCGGCTGTCGATTTCATCGCCATGCCGTTAAAAAGATCAACTGTTGCTGCAGAATCAATCCAGTACTGAGATAGACCTTGGGTCGCAGGTAAATTACCTAACGTGCCGCTTGCTCTAAGCCCAAAACCGGCTGAGTTTCTATTAGCCATGTTTTACTCCTTAATGTTTACATAAATGTAAACGGGTTGATTTAAATCGATGAGTAGGAATAGTTAAAAAATTAACTTTTCTTTGTACCACCGAAGGTTACGCGAGACTGCCTGTCAACATTGATAGGCATACTCTTATGCTCTTCCCTCATTAAATCGTTTTCAACCGCTTCGTTCTGACCTTCTGCTTGTTTAGCAAAATATTCAGTCCGAGACTTCGCAATTTCTTCGGGTACCCTTGCGAGTACAAGGCCACCAACCCCGATAATCCCCTTGTATTTTCCTTCAGTGACTACAGGATAATCTTGATCTTTATATTCGTCGGCTCTCACCAATTCATAACCAGATCTTAATCTTCCAGAGATATTTTTAGAATCTTGAAATCCTAAACTCTCTGCCCGTATCCATCTGTGCCTGAATCCATCAGGTGCAGGGGGTGCATCTAGAGAAGATGGAGGAGCCCACACTTTTGGTCTTTCAGTATTTGACCGTGTTTGGCTCGCACGAGAAGTTTCTTTTGTTTCTTTTTTCATATGCTTATGCTCCTTCCGTGAGTTTTATTTGTTTTGCATACTCTTCGAGTGGCACACCTAATTTTTTAGCTATTGCTACCTGTGAAGATGTGAGTCTCACAGTTGTGCGTCCAGGTCTTACACTTCTCTGAGCTGAAGCAACCAACTGATTGGTCTTGGACGTTTGCTCTACATCACCACCTATAGCAAATTTATGTGGGAAGTCAACTTTTATTCTTTTATTAACTTCAGAATAATAGTCATCCGATTTAGGGTCGAATCCCTCATTTACAAGATCCTTGTGAATTTCAAAGGCAGTAAAGGTCATGGCTCGATCTTTGCCAAACCATGTGTTTTTACTAGCCCAAGCTTCTGCTTGAGGATCAGGTTCCGGTAAACTTTGCGGAGTTTGCTGTGGTAATCTTCCACCGTCTGATAGTTGTACAGGTTCCTGTTCAACTGGTTTATTTGCTTTGGCTTGCTCTAATTTAGCATTATCAAAGGCTAATGTTGCAATCCGTTTATTAGCTTCAACTTGAGCTGCTGCATCTCCAGATTCAATAGCGCCTGCTAATTCTTTTTGAGCAGACTCCATTCCTGTTTTTACATTTTTCTCAAATCTAGACCAATAATCAGTATCCATTTTTTTAAATTGAGACTGATCTTGTTTTCTTTGATATTCTAAAGCTTGAGCATATTCAACAGCAGCGCCTTCTCTACGTTCTGCTTCTCTCATTTTTCTTGTGAGTTTAGCAATACGTGATTGAACACCTTTACTGTATTCCTCTAACTTAGAATCATCTTCTTTAACTGGTTCTTCTTTTACTTCTTCTTCTTTTACTTCTTCTTCTTTAACTTCTTTTACTGTTTCTTCGTCCTTGGTTTCTATTACTTCTTCTTTTACTTCCTCTGGTAAAGTTACATCAACTTCAGGTCCTGAAGTATCTAAATCTACTTTTGGGTTTTCTTGTTTTATTTTATTTTCCTCTGGCATAGTTCCTTCCTATGTTAATATTTGTGCAGGATATCTGTTGGATCCTGTACAGTTGCTAAAATTTCATCTTCGTTTAAAAGACGAACTTCTCCACCTTCAATTTCTATTCGTGATCCTGCATAACGTGCAAAGACCACCCAATCACCAACCGCGCACCACGGACCGTTTGGATATCTCTCTTTATCCCTATAACAAGCATCTCCCATTGCAAGTACACTTCCGCATTGCGATGCAACTTGTTGTCGGTCTATAGTTTCACCCCCTAGTAAGATTCCGCCTTTAGTTTTTTCATCCATTCTAAATGGTAAAACTAGCATTCTCCAACCAGTAGGTTTGGGTAAT